GGCATCAAAGTGCGTGGTACTGGCGCGGCGACTAAAGGCTTGATGGCAAGAGGGCCGATGGCGTGAACTACAGTGAGCTTGTCACGCAGGTAAACGATTACTGCGAGAACTCTTTCCCAACCGTCAACATGGATGTTTTCATCCGTCAGGCGGAACAGCGCATCTATAACACCGCGCAACCCGCTAATTTGCGAAAGAACGTGACAGGCATATTGACCACCGGCAATAAGTACCTTCAGTGTCCTTCAGATTTTTTGTCTGTATACAGCCTTGCCGTATATCCGTACAACTCTACAACTGCCACAGGAACGTCTGGGCTTAAGACCATTGTGGTAGCAAGTACAACGGGTATTGAAGTGGGCCAACAGGTAACTGGCACAAACATTGGAACCAATGCATTAGTTAGAAGCATTGCCAGCACAACCATTACCTTGACTGTGGCTAACAGCGGCACTGTGTCTGGCGCGGTTGTGTTTGAAGGCGACTACTTTTTTCTGCTTAATAAAGACGTTAACTTTATCCGTGAAGCGTATCCTTTGACAGCACAGTTAAGTGAACCTAAACACTACGCCATCTTTGGCCCTCAATCAAACGATGTGAACGAGTTGACGTTCATTGTTGGGCCAACACCCAGTTCGGCTTACTACGCGGAGCTTCATTACAACTACTATCCTGAGTCTATTGTCACAGCTACCAATACTTGGCTGGGTGATAACTTTGATTCTGTATTGTTGTACGGAACTATTTGCGAGGCTTACACCTACATGAAGGGTGAAGAGGGCATGGTCAGGTTGGCGCAAGATCGTTACGTACAGGCTATTGCTTTGTATAAAAACTTGTCGGACGGCAAACAGAGAGCCGATGCGTACAGGGATGGTCAAGTTAGGGTGGCAGTATCGTGAGCATTCTCCAAACCCAGACCACCAGCTTTAAAACAGAGCTATACACAGCCGTTCACAATTTATCTACGGATACATTAAAGATTGCCCTGTATACGGCTAGTGCTGATTTAAACGAATCTACCACTGCATACAGCGCAACCAACGAGGTTACTGGGACTGGATACGTTGCAGGCGGGGTAGCCTTGACGGGCGTAACAATTAGTTCTTCTGGGTATACAGCTTATGTAGACTTTGCTGATGTAGTTTTTGGCGCATCCGTCACGGCTCGTTGTGCTTTGATCTATAACGTCACGCAGGGTAATAAATCCATTGCAGTCCTAGACTTTGGGTCTGACAAGACTTCTACAAATTTCACCATCACAATGCCTGCTAACACAGCCACAGCAGCATTGATTCGTTCTTCTAATTAAGGAGTCAATATGACCACGGAAAAACTCACAGCCACCGACCAGATTTCTAGCGGTCTGACTTGTAATCTTAAAGCCGGTGAGGAAGCAAAAGCTACTGGCCTGTTTGAAATTAAGTGCCATGATAAAGACGGTAACCTAAAGTGGGAAGCCCAGTCTAAGAACTTGGTAGTCAACGTTGGCCTTCAGTACATGGCGGGTTCTGCTTTGACTTCAGTCACCCAGATTACCACTTGGTACATTGGCCTGTACGGGGCTGGTGCTTCTAATACACCTGCGGCTGGCGACACGATGTCTTCTCACGCTGGCTGGACTGAAGTTGTGGCTTACAGCAATGCAACCCGTGTGGCGGCTACGTTTGTTACGGCTACGGCGGCTAATCCCTCAGTTGTGACTAACACGGCTTCTCCTGCCACGTTTAACATCAACGGCACAACAACTGTAGGCGGGGCGTTCCTGACCAGCGGTAGTGCTAAGAGTGGTACAGCAGGTACGTTGTTCTCTGCGGCTGACTTTGGCTCACCCGGTGATCGGTCTGTGGTGAGCAGTGATACTTTGTCTGTGACTTACACATTCAGCTTGGCGGGCTAATATGTCAGCGTGGGGTTCCGGCACATGGGGGGAAGGTGGCTGGGGCTTCACGGCTTTTGCAAGCACGATTACTGAGAGTGCAACAGGGACAGACGCGGTATTAGGGTCTAACAGTGCTAATGCTTCGGTTACTGAGACTGCCACGGGGACGGATGCTGTATCAGCTTTGGTACAGGTCAATGCGGCGGTTAGTGAGACAAGTACAGGTACAGACGCAATAAGCGCTTTGGCAGGGTTTGGGTCTTCGGTCAGTGAAACGGGTACGGGTAGTGATGACGTAACAGCATTGCTCACGATGAGTGTCTCGGTAACTGAGACTGCTACGGGGTCTGATGCGGATGAGGCGTTTGCCAACTTCTTGGGTCAGATCACAGAGACAGCGACAGGCACTGATGCGGTAACTTCATCGTTTGCGTTCTTGGTCACTATAGATGAAACGGCAACTGGAACGGATGCGGTAGTCAGTAGTTTGTCTGCTGGGGCGGTGGTTGATGAAACGGCTACAGGCAGTGATGTAGTAAACGCTACCCCGACATACGGAGTGTCAGTCAGTGAGACTGCCACGGTTACTGATGTAAATTCAGCGGCGGCGGCTTTTGTGGCTTCTATTGTTGAGTTGGCGACTGGAACAGATTCAATCACTGCACGGCCTTTCTGGGAAATTATTGATGACACGCAGACAGCAAACTGGCAGAATATCGGTAATACGCAGACAGCCAATTGGCAAAATATTGGCAACACGCAAACAGCGACTTGGACGGCTGTTTCAACGAATTAGGAGCATTTAAATGGCGGCTACAACATCTCTTTTAGGCTTGGTCACTCCTACACAGGGAACGCTCTCTGGTACGTGGGGCGATACAGTCAACTACGGTATTTCTGATTATGTGGACATTGCTGTTTCAGGCACATTAACTCTGACCAATGACGGCGCAGTCACTCTGGCTAACACCACAGGTAGCTCTTCTGGAAACAGTATCACATCTAGTCTTACGGGCGCGGGCACGGTTACAGCCCAGTTTGCCATTGTTAAAGTCACAGGCACATTAACAGTCGCTAAAGTGGTCACAGGCCCAAGCTACAGCAAGACATATACAGTAGTGAACTCTGCCACTGGCGGTATCGTGACGTTTAAAGCATCAGGCCAGACTGGTGTTTCTGTTGCTGTAGGCGAGACAGCTTTTGTTTACTTCAACGGAACAGACTATGTGAAGATTGTTGGTACAGCTACGGCTGGCGCGGCTGGTGGATCGACTACTCAGGTTCAGTACAACAATGCAGGTGTACTGGCAGGAATTACGGGCGCTACAACCAACGGTACAGCATTGACTCTTGTTGCCCCTGTTCTTGGAACTCCTGCCTCTGGTGTTGCAACCAACTTAACTGGTCTTCCTTTATCCACGGGCGTAACTGGAACACTCCCAGTAGCTAACGGGGGTACAAGCCTAGCAACTCTCACAGCAAACAACGTCATACTAGGCAACGGCACTTCAGCGCCTTTGTTTGTAGCGCCAAGTACAACTGGTAATGTATTAACTTCAAATGGCACGACATGGGCAAGTTCTGCCCCTGCCGCTGGCGGTGTTTCTTATACAGCAGTCAAAACAGCCAACTACACAGCGGTAAATAACGATGGTGTTCTAACCAATACTACTGGTGGTGCTTTTACAGTCACTTTGCCTACAAGCCCATCGGTAGGTAATATTATTATTGTGGTTGACTCGTTTAGCCAATGGGGGACAAACAACTTAACAGTTGACCCTACGGCGCTGATTAAGATTGCTGGCAATACGGCTGGCGATACATTGACTTGTGATATTACAGGTGCGACTGTTACGCTTGTTTATACGGGTGCAACTTACGGTTGGAATGTTTCTGCGCAGGTTGGTGGTAATGGCGGGACTGCTGTTACTTTAACTGGTACTCAGACCTTAACAAATAAGACTCTTACTTCACCAACATTAACAACACCAGTAGCAAGCACAACAATTGGCGTTGGTGGTGCTACACCTTCTGCTTCTGGTGCAGGCATCACATTCCCCGCAACTCAATCAGCATCATCAGACGCTAATACGCTAGATGACTATGAAGAGGGGACTTGGACAATCAGTTTAGGTGGGACAACAGCCTATCAAGACAGAAGTGCTAATTATGTAAAGATTGGAAAATTAGTATATGTTCAAGGATATATTGTTGTAAACACTATTGGAACTGGTAGTGCAACAATGATAAGTGGACTGCCTTTTTCTGCTGAATCGGTTTCTTATGGAAGCGGAAACTCTAGTTATTTTGCTTCAATTGCAACTAGCATAGTATTCATTACACCTTATGTTTATAACAATAACCCAACATCAATTCAATTTAGAACTTTGACTGCGGCTGGCACAACCACTGGAAATGCTAACATTTTTCAAAATGGAACTACTGTGTATTTTGCTCTTAGCTACACAACAACTTAATTAGCATGGATGTGCTAATCGGACACTTAACTTAAAAGGAAATCAAAATGTCACTTACAAAAACCACAACTGTTGACCAAATTACAGTAACTGAAAACGGCATCGTTCTCTATCGTGAGGCAACAAGAATTATGGAAGACGGCAATCAAATTAGCCAAACATTCCATCGTTCAAGCCTTGTTCCAGCACAAGACCTAACAGGCGTTCCAACGAATGTCGTTGCAATCTGCAATACGGTTTGGACTGCTGAAATTATTGCGGCTTATCAGGCAGAGCAAGCAGAAGGAGTTTAATCATGGCTACAGTAGCACTATCAGGAATCATTACACCTACTAATGTTGTCACGGCAACAAGCACAACTACGCTTACGAATAAGACGCTGACTTCACCTGTTTTGACTACGCCAGTTTTAGGAACACCAGCATCTGGTAATTTAAGTAATTGCACAGGAATACCTACTGGCTCTGCCGCTACGCCTACTGCATTGGGAACTGTGTATGGAAAGCAAACTACAAGCGGTGGAACACCATTTTTAACTGCTTATGGTTATGAGGCGGCCACTTCATCAACTGGAGTTGCCAACACAGCCGTAGGTTTTCAATCTGGATACAGCACTACAAGCGGCACATCCAACACCAATATTGGTTACAAGGCTGGCTATAGCACTGTTACAAGTAATTATTCTACCTTTATAGGTTTTGAAACTGGCTATGCTAGTAATGGAACAACGAATAACACTTTTATTGGCTCATACGCTGGGCGTTTTACAACTGGAGGATATAACCAGTTTTTCGGGGGTGATAGTGGTTATTTAATTACAACTGGAACTAAGAACACAATTCTTGGTTCATTCAATGGAAATCAAAACGGATTAGATATTCGGACAGCAGACAGTTATCTTGTTCTATCTGATGGTAATGGGACTCCACTAATATCATCTAGCAAAACTAGGTCTGTCGCTCTTGAAGGTGCAATTCCAAATACAGGCACAGGCATCACATTCCCCGCAACTCAATCAGCATCATCAGACGCTAATACGCTAGACGATTATGAAGAAGGAACTTGGAGTCCAATAACCACAGGAAATGCAACTTACACGGGTCAATATGGTTACTACACAAAAATTGGCTCAGTTGCAACAGTTACTGGGTCACTGCGTATTAACGTGCTTGGAACTGGTAGCGCATACGCTGTTAACGGATTCCCCTTTGCTTGTCTTACTATGACAGCAGCAGGGTCGGCTATTCCAATAAGTTATACATCATCAACCGCATCTGTGATGACTGCGGGTCTGCTTGTACTAGATACTTCAGCAACAACATCTGCAATATATGGGTTTGCTGGCGCAATCTTGCAAAATGGCACACGCATAGACTTTTCTGGTTCGTATTTAACAGCATAAGGATTAACATGAAATCACTAATCATTGAACAAATTGAAATTACCAACAATGGAACTGTCCAAGTGCGTATGCACAAGATGTCTTCAGATGGAGACTTAATCGGTAATCACCGAACATCTTTGCCCCCCGCAACTGACATTAACGCTCAGATTAGTGCAGTAAATGCACACATGGCAACAGAGAACTACTCTGCCATACCTGACGCTGATGTTGTAAAACTGACTGCAATCTGCAATGCGGCATGGACTGAAGCGGTTATTGCGGCTTATCAAGCGGCACAGGCTGAAGCGGCTCGGAATACAGCATGAAAATAGAACTAGACATTAACGAAATTAACTTTGTATTGCAGACCTTGGGAAACCTCCCATCGTCTAGCGGATGCTGGCCTCTGATTCTTAAAATCAAAGAACAGGCTGAAGCGCAAGTTCCTAAAGAAGCTGAGTAACTCCAATGTATGCGCTGGCTCCTTCTGTTACTGCTGTTGGGGCTGGTCGGAGCCGTAGCCAAGAACGGATGCCATGTGCGCGAGTTCTATGGGATTGCTTACACAGTCCACGACCCAACCATACGGCACAGAGAGATGGTAGCGTGGCTCGACAAAAATGCGCCCTACTGCAAGACGACGGATTACGTGGTCATCTGGAACAATCTGGGCGAATGGGCGGGTACGGCAGATTCACCAAAGATTAGAGAGTTAGTCATTCATGGGTACAAAGAGGCGCAACAACGTGAAAAGAAATGATAGAAACAATCAGATTATTTCCAACTGTTCAAGCGTCTGGGTATCCAGACCAGCATGACCTTGCCCAAGCAAAGCTAGAGAAACAGGAAGAAGTTAACAAGACTCTTGAGTTAGCCAAGCAAAAGCAGACTCAGTTGCAAGACATAGGGTTTGAGATTTACTGTAAGAAAGTAACGCAAGAGCGCATCCGCATGGAGATATTCAACAACCGCAAGCTGGATATTTATGTATGACCAGAAAGCCAATACCCAGACCAGTGAAGAAAGTGTCAATGGACACCAAGGACAAACTGACGCTGTGGGTCACGCTGATGGTAAGCACCACCCTGTGCATCTCTGTCTTGGCTATGGTAATCAGCTTTATGCTTGGCCTTTGGGCCAAAGAGGTGGACAACGCGGAAATCTTCAAGATGATTTCACCCGCTTTTTCTACACTTATTGGCGGCATGATTGGGTTCCTGAGTGGTATCAAACTCATGCAGAATGAAGACAAAAAGGATTCAAAATGTTAGACATTCTTTCCGGTGGTTTGCTAGGCTCCATCTTTGGCGGCCTGTTCCGTATGGCTCCAGAGGTGCTCAAGTTTTTTGATAAAGCTAATGAGCGAAAACACGAACTGTTAATGTTTACACGCCAATGTGAACTAGAAACCCTGCGTGGTCAGCAGAAGTTAGCTGAGATTGGCGCACAGCGGGAAGCGGCTATTGACGTAGGTGTTATGGATGCGTTTCAGTCTGCCATAGAACAACAAGCCACAATGGTTAAAGCCGCTGGTGGCTGGGCGGCATCTTTGTCTGCATCAGTCCGTCCTGTCGTAACTTACTGGGTGCTGTTTGTTTGGTCGTTCATCCATGTATGGTTTGCATGGAACGCATGGATCACTGGCGCTTCTCCCGTAGAAGTGTTCAAGATAATGGTGTCACCGGACTTCTCAGCTTTGCTGGCCGGAACAATAAATTTCTGGTTTCTCGATAGAACTTTAGCTAAGCGCGGGTTATGAACTTAGCACTAGCCGCAGAGATGTGTAAACGGTTTGAGGGCTTTTGCTCCAAGCCTTACTTATGTCCGGCCAACGTAGCCACGATTGGCTACGGTTCTACCTACTACGCAGACAAACGCAAGGTGACTTTGGAAGATACACCAATGAGTCAGGAAGAGGCTCACGCCCTTTTGATGATTGAGCTTGAGCATACCTACCTGCCCGGTGTTTTGCGTAACTGTCCCGGCTTAATTACAGACGTACGTAAGTGCAATGCCATTGTGGATTTTTGTTATAACCTCGGCACAGGACGCTTGCAAACATCTACGTTAAAGAGGAAAATCAACGCCAATGATTGGGAAGGCGCAAAAGAACAACTGATGCTCTGGACTAAAGG